TTTAAAATATACATATTCAGATAATGGATATTGTAAACAACTCTAAAACAAATGGTGTGAGTCTTAGCACAATCCACTGCCATTGGACCCAACAACACTTTACGCATCGCTTGGCCGTTATAAATTTTTATATAGGATTTAATAGAAACTGCCGAGCGGCCTGACGAGCTCACCTCAGGGTGGCGAAACGCTTTGCGTCGTCGCGGAGCAGTAAAGAACCAAGACAACTTATTCAAACTTCAACTACTTGTAAGGGTACCTTCGATCAGGGCTAATAGATCGGTAGCAAATTCAAACAAACACCAAAACACCAAACAAATTCAAAACTAATTTAAGAGTACCTTCGGTCAGGGCTAATAGACCAATTTTTAAGAAATTAACAATATTCAAAAACTAACGCACACCTAGCAAGCAGCAAACGCCTAATTAAGCAATCACGTCAAGATAAACATGGCGTATACTAACATTATGAGTTCAGCACAGTCAGCCAACTTGGTCAAATCCAGTATGGGTCAAGCCAAAGTGGCAACAATTAACACGGTCAGCGAAGCTGACATACTTTCCACAAGTAGACTTTTCTACAATCGGGCAAGCAATGGAAACGGCGAATGTTCAAACGAGCATTCATTCAACGGCGTATACAACGCGCCGCTGGTTACCGAACCGTGCAGGCCGGGGAATTACTCCAAGATTTGGGGTAACAGGGTCTCGATGCCCTGCGAAAGCAGTCGTTCCTCAAAGAAGTGGAGGGCCCAATGCCACAACTGTGGGCACAAAAAGAACATGCACAGGAGGTGCATGCCCTGCTCATGTGGCGATGTTAATGAGAGGTGCTGCGCACCAGGATGCGCCAGGGGCGAGCAGTGTCTGCCGTGCTTTATGTACTGCAGCTGCGGCGGGCCGACCTCATGGTCTGCCTTCTCCATGTATGCAGCCGGGCTGCCAGACGACTTGCGGAATGCTGTCGCCGGGAGAAACGACTGCAGGATGAAATACAACTACGAAGGCGAGATATATGGGATTCAAAGCAAGCTGTGCAGCCTGTTCAACAGTGCAGGGCATCTTAAGGTGCACACCAGGTTTGGTGTGCCTGGTTTCTCTGGCCGTCTTCTCTTCGACGTGCAAAATGACATAGTGGTAAATAGCATGGTGCAACAAGAATTGTGGCTTCCATGGAATCCCCAGCGCTGGTCAATAACCTTCGGGACGGGACCGAGCTGGGAAATGCAATGCCCCCCAGGCTTGCTAGCTGACATGAACCGGGCAAAGCACATGGACATAGGGCGCAATATGCTGGGTGACATGCTTGGCTGCCAGGAAACGGCGACCATAGCTTCCATCGCCATAGGATACATGGACGAGCTGTCAAAAGGGGACAACCACTTGGCGCTACTGCTGGTGTTGGCAGGTTATCTGTCAGAGTGCCACTGGGGCAGTCAGCTTATGGCTACTGCTGTAAGGGGCAACAACCCGCGCAATAGCATGATCACAATGGTCAAGCAGTGGACGGCTGAATCAGCGCGTGCCGCATATGTGAGCAAGGCAGGTAATGCCATCCATCTGCCTGAAAATCAGGAAGGAGCGGCACTGTTCTGGGCAGCAGCATCAAACAGGCTGCCGAAGTGGCAAGTCACGATTGATGGTCAGACGTATAGCCTGCCATGGAGCGCAATTGAAATACCGGGAATAGCCGAGCAGGCCATAGGCAAGGAAGTAGCCCCTGAGATAGGGATGGTACCAACCGACCCTCTCCGGGTAGCGGCACACATTGCTGGCTATGTTAGCAGACTCGGCCTGTCGGAGCAATGGGAAATTGCTGTAGACCTAGCCGCCATACTTCCCTGGTCTAGAGGCGAGTCCTGGGTCAAGCACATTCCCAAGCCCCACCACGTGGCAGACTTCTACTACCAATACAATAACATGGAGACAAGATCACTAGGCACGCTTGGAGGGATAAGAGTCATGACTGACTCTGCGGTGGGTTGTGCGACTCAAGCGTTGGTAGGATCAGCAGTAACCCATGGGCTACTGTCCCAGGTCAACCACACACTGCGAGATACCACTGAAGAATCACTGCAGTCTGTCGTAGACGGGCTATACGTCAACGCTCCAACAAACTGCCTGCAGTGGGCGGAATCCGCACGGAGTCGTTCAACGCTACTGGGGAAGATCCACGATGTAGCAATGTTCCTGGGTGGAGAACACTCGGAAGGGCCAGAGAATGTGGTCAAAACTGTCTTGACTCCAAAACTTACCCCAATAGGCATAACAGCCCTGTTTGGCATGGAGTCGGACTGGCTTGCGGAGGCCCTGCTTAACGGGTTCAAACTCAACCCCTCTAAGATAGGGCACTCAGTAACCGGCCTTAAGAAGAGAGACTTGACAGTATTCAAGATGTCTGGGCTCTCCATGCCGGCACACGTCATGCCTGATGAGCCAGAAATCAACCGGGCACCAGCAGGCATGGCTATCTCAGCCGCACTGACAGTCGCACAAGTCCGGCGGCTTGTGGAAATAGCCGGCCGAGAAATGAAGCTGGTGGTTAGAAGACTTGACTTTGACGTTAAGGACTGGAGGCTGCCAAGGGAGCTGTTCTTCGGGCCTACTTATTTACAGGACGTGGGCATGAATGGGAGAGGACCCGAAGCAGAGGTGATGGAGTGGGCAGAAATGGTCCCTGATGACCAGATCGGCCACGATGATAGTGATGGTGGTGATGACAGGCAACATAGAATAGAAACAGCAGAGTCCTGGGCTGCATGCATGCCAGAATGCACCCCAGAAGATTTGGCGGACGATGCGGATGAGCAGGCTGACGCCAAGGCCAGTCTAGACAAAGGCAAAGAGCCACTGGTACTTAAGGACGGTGACCAGCCGCCAGCAGAGATTCAGAATGATGTCCAACAGAGGCGAGATTACGCAGACCTCGCTCTGTGGGAAATGGACCCCATGTACAAGCCCACGCCGCTACTACCGGGCGACCAGCTAGCCCCAATCAACAGGGCTGAAGTGGTGGAAAACGCAGGAGCCGGTGACTGCGCGGTGCATGCAATGCATGACTCGCTCAAGGGTATGTACGGAATAACAAGATTCAGCAGGCAAGACATAAGAGACATGGTCGACGAGGCGTTCCCGAACAGCATCAAGTCAGGCGGGCTTACAACTAGCCAAATGGCACACATAGCCAAGCGGTTCGGCATGGGAATATCGGTGCTGGGAGAGGACGGCAGATTCATCTCCAGGCAAGGGAAGCAAGGAAGGCTACTCCCCATAAGATGGCAAGGGGCTGGCCACGTCGTGGGCATGCGACTCAAGCATGATAAAGAGAGCGAGAAGGCAGGAATGGCTGTCAGGGCGAGCGAAAGCCATACTTCCAGTCTTGCGCACCTTATGAGCTACAGAGACAGAATTATGGACCAGGACGCCGACGAAAGATGGTGTGCAGCAGTCGTAAAGATACTCGGTCCTAACATGCAGGTACCGACCAACGAAATCAAGCGACTTGTCAATGCATGCATTATGGAGGACAGGCCTGCAACCTCAGAAGAGTGGAAGCGCATGCTTAGCTCAGGCAGGAAGCCCAGAGGCATGGCGGGCAAGTGGTGGTCACAATGGCGGGCTAATAGGCAGTGCAGCAATAAGAGTTTGGAACAACTAATAACATGCCCCGGACTACTACCTTCGACAGAGGAGGTTGAGCAAGTCATGCAGAACATGACTCTGAGCACACAATGGGTGACTGGCGGACAAAAAGTCAGCCAGTCCTTGCCGGTATCCGGTAAGGCCTGGAGCATGTGGGTGGCAAGAGTATTTGCCAATCCCAAGCTTGCCATCAAGATTGATAACAAGAACAAGATTGAGAGAAGATTCCCTATAGCATCCGCAGCAGGAGAGGGCGGCGCGCGCATACGGATGCACGAGGCATGGAATGCATATGGGGATGATCTAAAAGCTATGTGGCCAAGATCCGTAAGGGCGATCTGGCAAAAGCAGGGCACAGACAACCAGTCCGTGACCGCAGCAACTATAGGGCTATTTGCAGCAAAGGACGTGAGAGACAGAGTCATGTACGATAAAGCGATAGCTGCAGCGTGGTGGTGTAAGGACAGAATAGGAGCGTTGAAACGAGTAGCGGAATGGGCCGAGAAGGCAGGTGCAATAGAATTGACCTATTGCAACCTATGGACAGCTAGAGCAACAGAAGAGGCGGACTGGCAGGCAGAAAAGCGCAACCGAACGCAAAGTGCTCCGGTAATTGTGGACCCGAAAGGAAACAGTCTAGAGGCTCTACTGATGGAAGAAATAGACAGAGTGGTGGAAGGAGTGACCGTAGGGAAGACACTTGCTATGGAGACATTTTCCGAGTATTGGCAGAGGCGAGCAGAATGGGCAGTGTCAGGTGCAGCGCAAAGCCAGAATAATCTGAGAGAGCGAATAATACGGCCATTCTGTGTTGAAGCAGAGTGGAAGGAAAGGCCCAACAAGAGGCTACTGGTGGATTTGCTGCCAAACGACTACCATGAAAAGATAAGAGCAATGGAGCCAATGATAGTGGCGTATCCGCACACCAAGCGCAACGAGCTAGGCGGCAAGACTAGGGCAATATACGGTACAGATTTCGAATCATATGCAATAGCGTCATATGCAGCAGCAGGCTATGAAAGGCAACTATTGCGAGATTATCCAGAGATGCAACCAAACGCGAAAGAGTGGTATAAGACTATAACTGACCTGACGCGCATACGGCAACCATGGGAGAATATGGCAGCATACGACTATGCAGACTTCAACGTACAGCATTCGCTAAGTGCCATGGCCAGGTTTTATGAGGCTAGAGCACGTTGGTGGGAAAGAATACCTGGAAAGCAGGAAGCAATTGACGACAAGGTGTGGGCTTGCAGGTGGATGGCTGACGGAATAAGGAATCAACTAGTATGCAACACCCACACAAATGATCAATATAGACCCAAGAGAGGGATGTTCTCGGGAATACGAGACACAACCAACATAAACACCATGCTATCAAGGTGCTACGACGCAGTAGTGCAAAGAGCATGGCGACAGCCTGGGATCGCGGCTATAGAAGGTGGGAGATTCTACGGCGACGACCTACATCAAGGGCCATGTTCAATGGAGCAAGGATATCGGTTGATGAAGACCAAGCGAAAAGCAGGGTTGGTGGCGCAAATGTCGAAGTGTGAAGTAGGAACGAACATCCAATTCTTAAGAGTAAAGTATAAGCAAAAGGAAGCAAGAGCCAGCATTCAGCGAAGTGTTGCCAGTGCTGTAAATGGTAACTGGGAGGTCAAGGGACACATTGGACGAGAAGAGGGGCTACAAGGTGTAATCACGACACTCGTGGCACGAGGGATGCCAACAAAGAACCTAGTCAAGTTACTAGTGTCTGGAATTCAGCGACAGGAAGACCCGAACAAAATAGACCCGGAATGCAGGGAATACGAAATTAAACCATTGGAAAAACTTATGGACATAGAGGAAGAGGAGATACCCGCCTTCCGGCTAAGCCACAAAAATCAGGAAAAGCTCAAAGCGTCAAAGAAGATGACCGAGATGAGACTGAACCAGTTACAAAACTATGGAATAAATCCAAGTAAAAGGCAAGAATACGCCATCAAGCGGGCGGTATATTCACAGCTAGGCAACAAAGGCGGTGTTGCGCTCTCAAAGGGGATAACACTCCGCGTACCACCAACTGAAGCAAAAAGAAGACTTAAAGTACCGCTAAGCAAGATAACGAGGAAAAGGACCGAACTGTCAAACCTGCTAGAAATAGCAAACGGGAAAGCCGAAGACATAGATGTCGCACTAGAAGCATTAGAAAAACAATGCAAAGACGAGTTACAGCCATACGCAATATCAGGGGCTGTGACACACAACAAAGTAAGCATAGACACAAGTGTATGCATATAAACCAAACTGCAACGAAAGTAGAAAGATCGAGAAGGGACTTGAATGAAAGAGGTTAATTCAAAGCGC